CATAATATGGGTCACCGTTTTTGTCCTTACGGAATATTTTTAAATCAGGTACCATTGCCGGTCCCACAACAATTCTTTTTTCTTCATCGAGTTGAAAGTTTTGTTTGGACATTTTTTCTTTATCAATAGAATTGATTTTACTCTTAGACCAACTTAATGCTGATTTACCACCCCAACTATCATACATTAATTTACCACAACCATCATCATAAGATTTACTTGATTGTAGGTCTACCTCATGTCTTGATAGATAGGAATACATCCTACGTATCGTGTCTTCCGAGATGGGTTCACCCTTAGCTAATTGGTTTGCACGCTGTTTTCCCACGTCAGTTCCACAAGAACCCCATCCATTCTCTTCCACATATTTCAATACCGCTTGTGCGTTGTTCTTAACACTATCAGGATAATCTGAATATGATTGAAGTTGTTGTTTCTTTTTCTTTTTCCTTCTAATACCCTCATCAACATATCCTGTTATTGTACTAACATCATATCCAAAATCGTTTGAATTATCATAACCACATTTGTTACACATATAAGGTTTGTCACCACCATCTTCCATATCCCACTCGTGTCCACACTTTTTACATATAATCACATTACTTTCCAAATCTTCTCTTAGATATTGTTCAATCTTATCAATATGACCATCCATATAAGATACATCGTGTTTCATTCCACTAATCTTATCTATCTCACCAATAATATCTTTAAAATCATCAACTAATATTACAGCTTCCTCATATTGATGTTGTGTTGCACTTTCCGCTTTGATTACCTCATCTTCAATTCTGAAAACATTATCAGCAACTTGTGCTGCACTTCTAATCATTCCTTTGGTATCTTCATCATTATCCATTGATATTAGATGTTCAAAGGTTGATTGTGCACCAGGACATATTTGGAAAAACCTTGTATGGTATCCATATACGTTTACATTTGGTGGTATAATTTCCATCTTCTGTTTTGATAATCCCAAGTTCTTTATTGTACTTGGTGAAGGGTTTGCAAGAGTCTTATTGGTAACGGTATCAGGTTCAGAATATCCTAATACTCTTAGGTCAGGAACTAAATCATTTGGGAACCCGTTTACCTCTACTTTACCTTTATTAATTGATGCTTTGTTTACAATTGTAGCATCTTTTTTATATTTGATACGAGACCATACGTGTCTACAATTGTAACCACCTCTCCAAACCATAGCGGATTGACCAAAGTCGTTCTGTGTTGCATCCATATCCTCAACTCTCCATACGTAATTACGATTGATAAGAGTCTTACAAAAATCTCTTGTTGTATTGATTATTGGACCTTGTCCTGAAATACGAGGATTTAGAATATACTTGTATCTAACATTATATTCTTGTTCATCTTCGATAGAAGGTCCATTAGGATCTGTAGAAATAAAACTATTTTTACCATCCAATATTTCAATACTATCTACAACCCATCCCTCATCAAACAATTCTTGTTCGTTTTGTGCGGTTGCAATTAACTTTTGAATATATTTTTCGTCTTCACCATCAGGGATATGAAAATCTTCAGGTTTAACTTTATTAAATGCAACCCAATTTATCTCAATTGCGGGTTCCGACACTAAAGAAATAGAATCAATACCGGATATTTCATCATCCTCATCAATTCTTAATTCGTATATTTTATCTTTCTTCATATATTAAAATATAAATTTTTTATTTTTGGTTATCTACCCTGTCCTCTATATCGTTTTGGTCTTTGTTCTTTTGGACCATATCCTTTCTTTGCAGAATTTGGTCCACTTCTTTTCTTACCAAATGTGGTCTTATGACTATCGTTTTTTCCTTTTTTCATTATAATGTACTTAAATCTTTTAATCTTGCGAGTTTTTCGGCTTCATTTGTTAATTCATTTGAAACCACATATGTTTTTATTATTGTTGGTTCTTGTTTCTGTGCAACATTATCTACCACAGGATTATCATATGATGTAGTCCTTAAATTTGGTGTAAATGATGTTCCACCACCCATTTGGTTCATCATTGATAACATAGGTTTAAATAAGGTCACAGCACCTCTTGTCATTACCGCTTCACCACCTTCAGCCTCAATTAATGTTCCACCCTGTGCATGTCTTGGACCATTAATCATTCCACCCTTTTCATAGTTTCTTCCAAGATTTGGTGATGCCGCTGCACCTGAATCCGCACTTGCACTTCCACCTTTTTTACCTATACCAAATAATTGTTTACCTGTTGCTAACACACCAATGAATGACCCAATAACAGCGGCAATTGCACCAAGTGATGCAGGGAATGGTAATGCTGATGCCTTACCAACTTGTTTACCATACGCTTTACCAAGTTCAGATAATGCTTGAATATTGTTTGCAAATGTTGCAATATTGGTTGCTAAAGTTAGTGCCTCTTGTGCCTTAACTAATGCCTTACTTTCCTCACCTTCTTTTTGAAATAAACCAACTAAATTTAAAACAGAATTTCCAAGTTGTGCATATGCATTAATTTCATTTTGTCTAGCCTGTTGTCTTAAAGTAACATTTTCTAATTCAATCTGAGTTAATGTTAATTCAAACGCCCTTTTTCTTTCTGCTTCTCTTGTATTAAATTCATCTTGGGTAATTTCTTTGGTTTCTAATAATTTTCTTAAATTGGATTGTTCGGCCTCCAAATCTAATTTTGCCTGTTCTTCAAGTACCAATCTTCTCGCTTCAACTTTTGCAAGTTCTGATTGTGTATTCAAGTCAATTTCTTTCAATCTATTTTGTAAACCTAACGCCCTACTTTCCCTTTCAAATTCAATCTGTCTATATACGTTTTCTTTATTTTTCTTTGCAATTTCCTCATCAATTTTTGATACATCATCAGCATATTTTTGATTAATTGCAAGTTTTGCTGCTGCCTTAGCCTCCTCTGTTGCCTTGGTATCGTCAATTGCCTTGAGTGCATCATCCCTTCTATTCTTTGCCTCTTCTGCAAGTCTTTCCTTTTCATCCTGAATCATTGAAGTTCTAATGTCCCTTGTTTGTTTTGCAAGGTCTTCATCGGCCTTTTTTTGTTCTTTTAAGATATTGTCATTTAATATTTTTAATTGAAGACCATAGTTCTTCAATGTTTCATTTCTTAATTCTTGTTTTTTCTTTTCACTAACTTTCAATGCGTCAATTTCTTTAAGTTGTGCATCTTTTTGTATTTCAAGTTGTTTCTTTTGTTTTTCTTGTTCATCAGTGATTGCAAGTAAGGTATTTTGGTCCCTTAATGTTTGTAATCTTTTCTGATAATCATCTTCAATTTGTCTTGCCTTATCTGCCGCTTCTTTTGCTTTGTCGGCCTTTGCCTTATTGTCTTCATCAATTGCGGCCTGAATATCCCTATCAAGTCTCGCATTGATTGCTTTAATTCTATCCGCCTTTTCCTGTTCACTTAATACCTCATCCTCATTAATTTCTTTGATTTTATCTGCGGCCTTAATCCTTGCTTCTTCCTTTTTCCTTTCAACTTCTGTGTAAGTATCACCTAACGCCTCTAAATCAAACTTTTGTTTTTCAAGATTTTTTGCCGCTTGTTCTGCCGCCTTCTTGTCTGCAAGTTTTTTATTAAATTCATCAAGATTACCTGTTACGAATGCAATTGCCTTGGATAAGAAATTAAGTGCTTCAGTTAATGCTGTTCCAATTAATTCAACAACAGGTTGTACCGCTTGTTGTAATACCTCAAATAAAACACCGAATCTTGACAGTGCGTCTTGAAGTGGTTTAAAGGATGTTAATGCCTTACCTAAGGCGGCAACCAATAATCCAATAACAACTACAAATGCACCAATACCTGTTGCAATAATTGCTTTACCAACATTTAATAAACCTGTTTTAAGTCCACCAAGTGTTGGTATTAATCCTTTAAGACCTTTTCCTAAATCACCAATTTTAAAGTTCTTAATACTATCACCTACACCTTTAAAATCCCTACCAAGGGTTCCGAGTGCAGATTTAAGATTCTTTACCGTATCATCAAATGTTTTGAACGCACCAGCTGCTTGACCAATTGGACCAGGTATTGCCGCTAAGGCATCATCTAACTTTTTAGTACCAAATTGAACTTCCTCATAGGCTTCAGATAATTCTTGAACCTTACTTGTTAAATTATCGTACAGTTGTGCATTTTCTGCCGTTCTTGGTCCGAGTGCCGCTAAATCATTTCTAGCCTTGGATAATTGTGATCTTAAAGATTCAGTTTTTTTACCTGCACCTTCAGCCTTATCACCCATTTCCTCCATTCCGTCACCGGTGTCTTTTGCCTCTTCTTTGGTTTGACTTAACATTTTGTCAAGTTTATCCAAATCACCTGTTAGTTTATCAAATTGTTCTGAATTTTGTTCAGTTCTTTGACCTAACGCATCAAGTTCTTTTCTTAAATCTTCTGCGTTTTTCTTAAATAAATCAAGTTGTTTTGAGGTTAATGCAATTTCTTGACCCTCAACTTTAACTTTTATTAATACTTCTTTAGTAGCCATATTATATGTTTATATATGTATATATTTTTTATGGTATTGTACCTGTATCAATTGTTAATGCAACTTGTTGTATTGATGGTGCATCAATTACATATGTGAAAGTAACAGCACTTCCTGATGATGATGGACAAGTTGATGAATTACCATTTCCATTCATTACACAAGAAATATCTGTTCCAAATTCAACACTATCCATTGCAGTTAATCCTGTTATTGTATATAGTAATGTACAAGTTGATGGGAATGCTGCACCGGTATAACCTGGTACGTTTATTGCACCACCACCATTAATACTATAGAAGAATGTTATTGTTGATGGTGTTCCATCTATATCTCTACCATATATTTCTAAACTCTTTTCATTACTTACTGTTGGTGTTA